AGCGTCGCGATCGTCGCGTTGATCGTCGACAGCGCCGCGATGATGCGCCGAATCGAGTCAGCGACGTTCGAGGTCGTGCCCGAGTCGTCGATGACCTTCGAAGCGAGCGTGTCTCCTGCCCGGAGCGCCGTAGGAGAACCCGGCGACACGATCAGCGACACGCCATCCACGCGCAGCGCGATCGTGCCGTCCGGCTTGTAGTAGAGCGCCCCGTAGGGGTCGAGCGCGACACGCACCCGTCCCTCGCGGTCCAGCTCCAAGCCGTCGCCGATGTCGTTGTCCGTCGCTCCAGCCTGCGCGTTACGGCGAAGCCTGGGGTCGTTTGCCCCAAGCGCCTGCGACGCCGAGCTGCGTGCGGTGCGGCCTCCACGGTTCACAGGCGCACCCTCCGAAGCCCAGCCGTCACGGCTTCGATCGACGCGGCCTCGAACGCCCACCGCTCGCCCATCGCGGCGTTGCGGAAGCGGATCCAGAAGTACGTCCCGCGCGCCACGAACGGAACGCGGTCGTTCCGGCCAGCGTGCAGGTAGCCGCGAGTCCGAACCGCGCCGCGCACGTCCGGGCTGTCCGACACGTACACCTCGTAGTTCGTGCCGTCCTGGTCGCCCGCAAGTTGCGCCACAAGGCCCGAGAAGCGCATCTCTAGGTTCGGGTCCGAGGACTCGAAGGGCCCGAAGAGAACGCGCGAGTCGACCGTCTGCGCGTTCCCCGTGCCGTCGTCATCGTCCTTCGCGTCCTCGTCGAGCACGCGCACGCGACCGTCGCCGCAGCCGATGAGGAGTCGCCGGTCGTCAGGGTCGTCGCCGTCGAACACGATCGCCGCCGTGGGCTGGATCGTCGCCGAGGTCGTGACGCCGAACTCGTCTTCCCACCACGCATCCGTCTTCTGCTCCCAGAACCAGTGCGTGAGGTGAGCCGATGCCGCGCCGTACGGGATCACGTAGACGTGCAGCCCGTTCTCGCGCGTGTCCCAGATACATTGGACGTAGTTCGTCTCCAGGTCCACGTCGCGCATCCGCCGCTCGATTCGACCGTCCGTCATCGACACGGGGATTCCACCGGGGACCATGCGGTAGACGCCGCCACGGCTCCCGAAGAAGTAGAGGACGCCGTTGGGATCCTTGTCCCAGCACGGGCCGAAGCTCATGCCGGTCACGTCCGACACGAGGTCGAACTGCCCGCCCGTCATCGGATCGCCCGTGAGCCTCCAGATCGACGAGTCGCCGCCGTAGATCAGCAAGTCGTCCGAGTACGGGATCAGCGCGTTCACGATGTCCGGGCACAGTCCAGCGCGCGCCGTCGTGCCGATCACCGCTTGGTCAGCCGTGATGTCGGGCGGGAAGAAGTCCCAGTTGAGCGGGTCGCCGAGCTTGGACATTGCCCACAAGCTCGGGTTGTCCGACGAGCGCGCGAGCACGATGCGACCGCGCCACGTACAGATGAGCCGCATCCGCTCGGGGATCGCGCCCGCGCTTGTGCCCTTCCACGCGCTGATGGTGCCATTGGTCGCTACCTTGGGGTCGTACACGAAGTACGACACGCCATCGGTGTAGTAGACCTTCTTGAACAGCACGGTCGAACACACGAGCTTCGCCGTCGTGTCGAAACCCGTGTATCCCGTCCCCGAGGTCGGGCTTGCAATCGCAGCCGTCGTGACCGTGTAGATGTTCGCGCCAACGACACCAAGAAGCAGCGTCGTCCTCGGCGTGACGTTCGCCGCCGCCTGCGACACGAGGCCGACGCGGTACAGCGAGTAGTTACTCGTGGTCTTCGGACCCGCAAGGTAGACGAACCGCGCGCGCGGGTTGGAGTAGCCGTCAGGGAACTCCGGGTAGTTCGGGTCGATCGCGATCCCGTAGGTCGCAGGATCTTCCGTGAGCGCAGTCGGAGCGATGAGGACCGTACCCGACGTCTTGGAGTAGACCGCAAACGACGACGTGAACGGCGACAGCGGCACGTACAGGTTGTCGTACTTGTCGACCGCCATCCTCGGGTGCGCGTACGTCTGCGCTCCCGGAGTCGCGGTCCATGCACTACCCGTGATCGAGAACGAGTCTCCAGAGTCGACGATGCGGCGCACGTCCACGTTGTCGGCGCTGCCACCGTTGACCGCCGTTTGTCGCGGGCCGACCGAGTACACCTCGCCACCGGACCCGATGCGAACGCCGTAGCCCACACCACCGATCGCAACCGTGGGGGAGTTGTGCTCGGACGTTGCGACCCAACGAGGACGGCCAGAGTCAGAGTGTTTCGCGAGCAGCCCGTACGGCGAGTTGAGCAACGCCGCCTTGGACGGGAGCGCGTAGTCAGAGTTCGACTGCCGAGGCGGGCCACCCGTCGACACGATCTGATTCGACGTGTTGTACACGCGCTTGTCGGAGAACGGATGCGGGTAGAAGCCCGTGTTCTCGCCCGTCGTATCCGGCGCAAGCGAGGTCTGCGCCGTCGTCGCCGTGAACGCGAGGTTCGCTCCGGTCTCCGTCGTCGCGATCGTCGGGCTCGTGATCTTCGTGAGCGACCGCAGCATGACCGCAGGAGTCGTGTCCGCGTCCTCGTTGAACCGCTGCGGGAACGCCCACATGCTAGCGTTGATCGCGGTCGATGCGTGGTAGGTCGTTCCAGACGTTCCCGAGAGGTTGATCGCGCGGATGAGGTTCAGCGCCGTCGCCGACGCGCTCGCACCGATCAGCACGTCGTTCGCCTGCGTGAACGCCTGCGCGCCGCCACCGAGCACGTTGTTGACGTCGCGGAACCGATACGTCGTCGCTCCGACCGTCACCGTGTCGTTGTTCGCAACCTGAGCAGAGAACGTGAGCCGCGCCGCCGTGCCCGCAGGAAGCACATGCGCACAGCCCCACTTGTGTGCGAGGTAGCCCTCGATCTTCTGAACTTCGGTGTTCTCTGTGTTCGGAACTCCAGCGAACGGAGCGTCGGGATAGGTCGAACCAGCCGTGCCGTTCACCTCGATCAGCGACAGCACCCCCGACGACGTGCGGTAGTCGCGCAAGACGAGGATCTCCATCACCTCGCCGCCGAAGAAGTCGCAGGTACCACCGCTAGGGGCTTGCGTCGTGCCGGTACTACTGGTGGTGTACTCTCCGAGCTGGAACCCGTCCGTCCACGTCGCAGCCGGGCTCGTCCACACGTCGACCGGGTTGCCGTTGATGCGGATCCAGCTTGAGAAGCCCGCCTGCGCGTTCGTGAACGCGAGCGTCACGATGCACCAGCCGTTCGGCAGATTGCGCGCGCCCGTAGGAGCAACCGCATTCCACGGGTGCAGGCTCGTGAACGGGTAGTTGTTCGGGTGCGTGTTGAGGCCGAGGCCGGTCGTGACTCCAGTCTCGAACCACGAGGTCGATCCGACCACGGTCGAACCCGGAAGCGTCGTGCCCGCGTCGCGGTTCAAGAACAGGCGGTTGTCATCTCCCGCCGTCGTGCGCTGACCGAACAGCCACCGCTTGTCGACGAGGCCCTCGTTCATCTTCACGACCGCGAACAGCACGAACATCGCGCCCGTGTACCCAGGCAGCGTCGAAAGCTGCTGAAAGTCGTCGGTGACGTTCGCGTTCGTGAGCGAGACCATCTTCGACGACGTGCCGTTGAAGAAGACGGACGGCTTGCCGGAGGAACCACGGAGCCGCAGCGTCGGATTGTCGCGGCTTGCGATCGAAAGCGCGTCGGCCCCGTACAAGTGCCGACCGTTGCCCGTCATGTCGTACCACGTCCCGATGCTCCCACCGTCGTCGTTGGGAGCCCCGGAGATCGCCGTGACGTTGAACGCATCCTCCGCGTCCGCGTCGTACCACGCCCACGCCCGCTTGCCCCAGTCTGTGAGCATCGTCGGGTTCCAGTCCTCAGCCGTAGGACTCGCGTTCGGTGCGAGCGGGTTGAGACCGCGCTGCGTGTTCGGCTGCGCTGCGACGAAGATTGAGCCGTCCGGGCCGACGTCCATCCCGTTCGTGTCGGGAGCCGTCTTCCACCGCGCCGTCTCGCTCGGGTTCGGTGCATCGAAGCTCTCAAGCGTCACTACGTCAGCCGCACCCGCGTCGGGGCGGTTCACGAGCGCGTACAGCTTCGCGTTTTTGATACGCACTTCCTCGATGTACCCACCGAGGTCTTCCTCCCACAGGAGGCGCGTCTTGTTCTCGTCCTCCTGCACGTAGCACCACAGCCGCGCCGTCGACTGCTGCCCGCCCGCGCTCACGCCGACGAACACGTTTCCAGAGTCGTCCAGCTCCAGCGCGATGCATTGATGCCCCGAGTCCGTCGTCGGGAGCGTGATCGTCCAGAGCTTCGTAGCCTCGGGGTTGTACTTCACGACCGACGCGCGCCCGTCGATCCAGTACGCATTCCCCTGCCGGTCGACCTTGACGATCGTCGTGTCCGAGGTCGTCGGGCTCGCAGCCTTCCACTTCTCCTGCTCGCTACCCGACGCGAGGTTCGCGAACGTCGTCGTCGTGTTGTCGTACGTGACCTTGGAGAGGTTGCGTACCTTCGAGTTGCCCACCCCGTTGAGCGCGTCCGTGTTGTACCGCGACGTCCCAGAGCGTTGAGCGCCACGCGCGCGCCCCGTCTTGGGATCGACGCCCCGCACGTTGACAGCCTCTTCCGTGGTACGCGGAGGCTGCTCGTCGAACGATCGGTTGTCGTTCAAGCCTCCTAGCGGAAAGGGGATGTCGATTCGGCTCATTCCGTGAACACCGGCTTGTGCTTGATCTCAGCGATGACGTACGCGTTCCCAGCAGGGTGGTCGCCCGCGCTCGCGATGTACGGGATCTTGAACTCGTAGCGGTACGTGTGCCCGCCCTCGAACGTCGCGACCGAACTCGGGACCGTGTACCGGAAGTTGTACCCGATCGCGTCGAGGCTCCAGCCGTCAGTTCGAAGCGTACCGAAGATGTAGTTTCCGTCAGTACCCGTAGCCGCAGCTTGCGCCAATAACGAGTAGATCGCCGTGTCTGGAGAGCTTGCCGTGAGATCGTAGATCCGCAGATCCCATCCAGCCGCACCGACATCGGCAGACTCGAACACGACGCCGTTCTCGTCCGTGACGCGCGCGAGGATCGTGGGGTTGGTCTGCTCCCAGACCTCGCCTTGGATTATGACGGGGTTAGGCACTAACTAGGCCCCTGGACCGTAGTCCTCAGATAGCTCTGCGTGTAGCGACCCTGTGCCGCTCCACCTTGAATCTCTCCGTAGTTGAGCTGCACGAGCCCGTCGCGCGTCGCAGCGTCCTGGTAGATCGGACCAGCTACGATGTCCGCAAGCCGCTTCGACATCGAGACGTCGTCTTCCATCTCGTACCCGCGACCGAACGCGCGCAACGCCTGCTTGAACGTCGGCTCCATCCAGTCGGGAAGGTTCAAGCGCGTCTGATCCGAACCCGCCATGACGCTCGTCCAGCCCGCACGGTAGAAGATCGTCACGGCACCCGTCTCGTTCGCGCTCGGCGTCGGGTAAATATCCAGCCGTGGGCCCGCAGGAACCGCAGCCGGGCTCGTCTGCGTCGGGTACACGACCGCTCCCCAGTACCCGAACGACGTGCTGATCGACGACGTGCGCAGCCGCATCAGCTCATCGAAGCTCGTGAGGTGCATCGAGTTCGTGAGGCTGTTTGTCATCTCGATCGCAAGGATCGTTTGCAGGTCCGTGGGAAGCGTCAAGTACGACTGTCCGTCCACGAGACTCATCGTCGTCGATGCGCGCTGCAACCACTTCCACGGCCTCGACGCCACGAGCCACTGGCCCGTGTCGTTGATGACCTCCACGACCGGAAGGCCGGGCGGCAAAGGACCGCCCAGCGTGTGAAAGAGGTGCTTCTCGCAGTTTTCGACGGTTAGGGTCACGAGAGGAGCAAACCTTCCTGCAACCGAGCATACGACCACGCGAACCGCTTGGCAGCAGCGGCCCTAGCGATCACGACCGACTCAACCAAGAGCGCCGCACTCGTAGCCGGGATGCTAGTAGTGTGCGTCGCAACGAGTACGTTGTTGATGTAGAACTCGACCGAAGGAGTGGTCGAGATGTAGACGACCTTGAGTTCGTACTGCGTGCTCGTAGCGATCGTCGCAGTCGTGACCGTCGCCGTCTCCGTTCCGGCACCGTCACACGTAACGGTAGTCCAGAATCCAGTCGAGTTTCCAGTAGCAGCCGTGTTGTAGCGGAAACCAGCACAATGCTCAGAGGTTGCGTTGTTGACGTTCATGAACGTCGACTCAACGAACCCGAACCAGTAGCCGATGTTCTGGATGTTGGCCCCAGTCAAGATGCGCGTCGTGAACGTCGGGTTCATGATACCAGACGTGACAGCCGCGCTCGTGATACGACCAGACGCCGAGTTGATCGTGGTTCCGGTCTGCACTTGCTCGAACTGGAGTCCGCCAGTACTGACGTCGGTGAGCGAGCTATTGGCACCAACGTCGATCTCTTCGTAGTCGAAGGTCGCCGTCTGGAACGGCTTGATCGAAGACGTAGCCGAACTGCGAAGCCACGTCGTACCGGCAGCGCCACCGCTGAGGATTGTGGTAGATCCACCAGCAACTGACGCAGACGACGGAATGACCGAGATTCCGTCAAACTGGACTTCAACGAATTGAGCCGTAGCAGAAGACGTAGTTGATCCAACGTTGAATCCAACCACATTGTCAGCGATCGAGGTGCCAGGCATGTCAACGCGAAGGCGAGTCGATCCGTTGCGAACCACGAGCACGCCGTCGCCGGATCCGTTTGCGAGCAACGAGATCACCGGAACCTGCATCCGAGCCGAGGTAGTAGCTCGGAACCGACGTCCGTACGCGACGGTTTCCAGCGCGATAGCGTAGAAAACGTACGGAGAACCCGAGGCGTATGGAGTAACAGCACCCGCGTAGAGCGAGGTGTCTGCTCCCTGTGTGTTCCCCGTCGTCGAGGACGAGGATTGAGTCAAGTCGATCTGCACGACGTCTCCCGCGTTGACGGTGGATCCGGTGCGGTTGATGAGCGTGTGCGAGTTCTTCGCGAACTCCAGGCCGGTGCCAAACGTGCTGGGGGAGAGTTGCATGTGCAGTAGTCCTTGTGTGTGCGAATAGGGCCAGGGGCCACGACCCTATGCCGTGGCCCCCAGCGTGCAATCAGTTGTCGATGGAGCGACCGAAGCCGCTGATTCCGTCGAACAGCACCTTGATGGGAACGAGCGACGCCGCGCTAGCTTCAAGCGCCTTGGCGACGATCATCGCCCCCGTGCCACCGACCGAGGTCGTGGCGCTGGTTTCCGTCAGCGTGCGAACGCTATCCGCCGGGACGAGCGAATCTCCAACGGAGATGCCGCTCGCCGTAGGCAAGGCGTCAACGACGCCACGGAAACGAACGCGAAGCTTCGCTCCAGCGGCGCAGTCCTCAAGGGCCACGCAGAAGAACGTGCCCAGATCGGCCACGTTCGTCGCCGTCACGAAGTCCGCAGTCGCAGGAGTGCGAACAGTCGTGTAACGGAACGAGGAATCGACGGTCGACATGGTGACGGCGAGGCATTGCCCCTTCGTCACCGCAGTCGCACACGTCATGATGGAGTCCTGGGACTCGAATTCGAGGCCGCCTGCTCCCTGAGTCATCGAAAGACCACTCATGTGTTCAGCCTCCTATCAGCTGTAGACGTCGCCGTACGGGGCCACGATGCCCTGACGCTGACGCGAGTTGCAGAAGAGGTTCCACCACATGTCGCACACCACAACCGACGTGAACGGCTGGTTGGGGTGCTGCATGGGGCCCTTGCGCTCCATGTAGCGAGTCGCGTGGAACACCGGGAACAGGTAGTTGCCGTTGATCCAGTAGTAGCGCGGGCCCGAGTCCTCGGCGTTCGCGTCCGTCTCCGTCACGAGACCGCTAGTCGCGGTGTCGTGCGGATAGAGCGTCGCCGTGTCGAGCTTCGCCGCGTACTCCAGGTCGATGCCCGCGAACGCGGGCTTGACGTAGCTCGGATCCTGCCGCGAGGCCGTCGCGAACAAGTCCTGGGAGCGTCGGAGCAAGCTCATGTACTCCGTCATGCCGCGACGCGACGTGACGATGCATTGCTTGTAGAGCTCGGCGTTCTCGAAGTACTCCTGCCGCGTCGGAGGCGTCTGGAAGCGGATCTGCATCCACATCAGGTCGAACGCCTGCATGATGTTGCGACCCGTCGAGTCAGCCGCCGTCGGAACGCTGCCGTCCGCAGTCGCGACCGCCGACGAGTACAACACCTGCTGCGGAACCCAGCGCGTCTTCGTCTCCGGGTTGATCCCTTCGATCGTCGACCACTTGGTGCCGAGCACGCCCGTGCCCGAGATGTCCGTACCAGAACCCGAGGACGTGCCTTCGAGGAACTGGCCGTCGATCTGCTCGTTGATGAACACCGGGATCGAGTACGGCTCCTGGCCGGAAGCCGTCTCCATCTGCTCGGAGTGCGGGATGGCCCACAGCTTGTCCTCGATGCCGTTGATCATCGAGGTCCACATGCGCTGCTCCTTCGTGCGCTTGAGGTTCTTGTAGACCCCACGCAGAGCGTCACGAGAGAGACCGCCGCCGCCCTGGAGTTCGATCTCCTGGTCGGTCCACGACATGTGGTCGACCGAGAAGCGCCACTCCGCCGTCGCCGTGGAGAGAACCTGCGGGTTCTGCCACGTAAACGTGTCGTTCGGCTGGTACTGAGCGAACGTGCTCGACTCGTCGAGAATGATCGCATCCTTGATGTTCGCGCCTCCGCGAATCACCTTGGCCATGTCGCTGCCCTTGAGGAAGCGACGAAGAATGTAGCTGTTCTTGACGGCTTCGTTCACAACGTCATCCGGACCACGGACGTATGCCGGGCCGGTCGTTGCAACGAAGTCGTTGAACGTAGAAATCGCGGAACCCATCTGTCAGTTTTCCTTGTCTGTCAACCGCCGTACGCGGCCCGCGCAGCGTCGCGTCCCTTGCCATCCAGCAACGCATCCAGCGCCGCCGTCTCCCGTTCTTCGGGAGTCAGCGCCTTCGGAGGCACTTGCTTCGACTTGGACGCAGGCTGCCCGTTGGCCTTCGCACGGCTCGAATCAGGCTTGGGCGTACTCGTCGGCTTCTGCTTCAGAACGATCGCAGCCGCATCCTCGAACACGGCGCGCATGGGGTCGTCGAGACCCGCATAATCGCCCGTCTTCGCCAGCGTTGCCGCTTTGTCCTGAACCTTCTGCCACTTGTCCACCTCGTCGACCTCCGGGAAACGCTCCCGCAGATCGCCTCGGATCTCCTTCGTGAGCGTGCGTTCGACGAGCGAAGACATCGAGGCCAGTTCGGCCTTCAGCGCCTTCGTTTCAGCGTCGATCGCGCGCTTCGTCAGAGCCTTGAGGGCCTTCCCCGTATCCGGGTCGAACAGCTCACCAAGCTGCTTGTCGAGGTCGTCGCTTTCGGGTTGTTCGGTGGGTTCCGCCGCCGACTCCTTGCGACTCTCAAACTGTTGCTTGGCCTTGCGCAGCTCGCCCAGCTCGCGGAAAGCGTTGTCGACCTCAGCTTGGCGATCCGCCATGTCCTTCGACAGAGCGACGATCTCCCGCTGGGTCATCTTCTTGAGGACGGTTTGGGGCACCTTGGCCCGACGCAGGGAGGTGATTGCCTTTTCGAGATCGCTCTCGGAGGCACTCTCGTCTGCGTCTTCACCCGAAGCGCCGTCCTCGGCTTCTTCTTCGGGTTGTTCCTTCTTCTCGGCGACCGGCTCCGCAGCCTTGGGCGCTTCGTCTTTCCCAACCAGCGCATCGAACACGCGGTCCTCCGCCTGCTCGACCGTCTCGGTCTGCACGGGCGGCTTGTCGGCGGCGAGGGGAAGTTCCGGCTCAGTCATAGATCAGGTCTCCATCCGGCGTCGAATCGTTGTGCTTGGCCCACGACACGGTGTCCGCGACATGGGCCTTGTTCGTGAAGATCGGTTTCCCGTCCTTCGTGTGCCTCTTCGCGCCCTTGTACCAGCGCGGCAAAGACTGGCTCACGAACTCGCGGGTGTTGTCCTGGACGCGCGGAGCACTCGGCACACGACGCACCACGCGGCCCTGGTAACGCACCGTGCGACCGATCGCAGGCGCTTTGCCCATCGGGTAGTTGATCCCGATCAGGTCGCCCGTCTTCGTGTCCTCGAAGTCGTAGATCACGTTGTCGCCGCCTTTTGAGTTTGTCCTTGCACCTGCATCGAGGGCTTGCTTCCAACGCTAGGGCCAGACTTCGACGTGACCTTGGGCGGCGGGTTCTGCGCGACTCGCGGGCCCGCACCCGTCCCAGAGTCCTTGCTCTGCGTCGGCTTGCCTTGCGGCGGCTGGCCCTCAGCGCGCATCCCATCGAGCATGATCCCGGCAACCTGAGCCGCCGCGTTGAAGTCGACCATCTCCGACAGGTCTGGCACGTTGATCGTGTCACCGATCAGGTCGAGCAGCTTCTTCCAACGCACGTAGGGAAGCTGCGGGATCAGCGGAGCGATCTGCGTCGCAACCAGCACCGCTTCCTGCATTCGGCGCTGTTGCACCGCTTCGGACGTGCGCTCCATCGAGTACGGCTCGATGTCAAGCTCCAGGTCGTCGAACGTGTACCCGCCCTGCGGATCGTTGCGACCACCCGCGAACCACGGCTCAGGCGCGACCGGCATCCCATCGGGCCCGACCTCGGGCTGAAGCCCCATCGCCTGCGCGGCGTCATTCCCAAGCGGGAACACCGTGCGATCGTCGTGGTAGAGATACCACGCAGCCTTGCACAGCACCTCGATCGTAGCGTCGTTGAACTGCTGCTTGATGTACGCCATCCGCGCCGTGTTAGCCGCGTCGGCGATATTGTTCTCAGCCGCCGTACCCACGCCCGTGACGTTTCCTCGCGTCGCGTCGTTCATCCCCGAGTTGCGGTCGAGCCGCTCGCGCAGGATGTTGACGCTCGCGATCTGCTGCTCCGTGATGCCGCCGATCTCGACCTCGGCGATCTTGCCTTGCTCGAACTTCGCGACCGGGATCACCGAGCCATCCGGAGCGGCCTTGACCAACTCCAGCATGTTCGAGTCGAGCGCGTCCACGAACGCGAGACGCTTGCGACGAGATGCACTCACCGACATCGCCTTGACGTGCCGGTTCACCTCGTCGACCTGCCCTTTCATCGCGGTCAGCGGCCCAAGCGGCGCGACCTGATCCGGCACGCCGTAGCAGCCGAACACCGTATACGGACCCGTGGACGGCCCGTAGTACGGGCGCGGAGCACGCACGGCGTCCGCGACGTCTTCGCCACTCACAGCGCGGCCCCAGGCGATCGTGTGAATCGTGCCGTGGAACGCCTTGCGCTCCTCCTCGTCGATCCCGTCCCACGCCTTGTCATCGCGCGGAAGCTCGTGCTCGGGAACCCAGATCTCATATAGCACGATCTCGCCACGATCGATCTCAGCCTTCGGACGGCCAAGATCCGACGTGCCCTCGCCCGTGCTCATCCCTTCCAACGCTTCGAGGTTCCAGCCCTCTTGCGGGCTGTCCTTCGCGCGCTGGATGAGATCCGCCTTGTCCGCGACCCACTTGTGGAAGAAGTAGCGGCTGTCCTGAAGCTCGATCGCGTACGGATCCCAGCCGAAACGGCGCTGGCTGATGCGCGCGACCTTCGGTTTCCACGCGATTCCAGGCTGATTGTCGACACCGGCACCATCCACCGGGCCACGGTCTTCGTCCGGGTTCTGCGTGACCATGAGCACGCCCCAGTTGAAGTACATGTCCACAAAGACCTTTTGCAGCGGCTTGCGAAGGTCGACGTCGCGGCACCAGCGATTGAGCCCGTGCTCGATCGCTTGCGCTACCTCCGCCTGCGACCCGACGAGCTTTGTCGACGCTCGAACGCGCGGGTTCTCGTACACGACCTGCGCGGCGTGCGCGCTGACCATCGTGAACTCGTGGTTCTCCGAGTCGAAGTCGCGGCCTTCACGCTCGCAGTAGAACGGCCCCGTATAGCGGTCGAGCTGATCCTTGAACGCAGCGAGATGAGCGTCCCTCAGACGCTCGGACGCCTGGATCTCTTGGAGCAACGACTTCGGGCTGAGGTCTAGAATAGGTCCGCCTTGGGCTCATCGTGCCCGAGCAACTTCCCGAACGTTCCGGGAGCGAACTTCGACGGCGTGGGCAACTTCTCCAGATTGCGCAGCCACGCGAAATTCACCGCGTAGCGTAAGGCATCACAACCATGGTCGGCGCACATCGGATCCGTCTGCTCGCGGTTCGGTCGCGTGTCGTCGAGCGCGTAGACGTAACTAGGGATTTCCTG